ATCGATAAGCAACACCCAAACGTCACCGAGTACAAGCGCCACTTCAGCAACTGGGTGCGACACCAAGACGTCAAGCCTCTACCCAAAAAGCAAGCGTGGGAAGACCCCATTGCCTACGAGAACGAAGTCCGCCGCAAGCTTGGTAAACCTCCTGTAGAATGAGCGACACGACGATCATAGGCATCATGATGCAAGACCGCAACGCGCTGGCGGAGGGGATTGCTTTCATAGAAAACAAGGTCGACTTCTTCGACGACTCCCTGATGCAGCAGCTGTTTCAGGTGATGCAACAGCTATACATTGACAACAAGCCAGTCGACATCATGACGCTGGCGATTGCCTGCAAGAAGGACCAGCGCTTCCCGAAAGACATGGCGTTACGCCTAACCGAAATCGACATGAAGGCGGCAGGCCACGCGCACCTTACCACCCACCTCGTGGATCACTGCGAGGACTGGGTGAAGCGCAAGCTGCGACAGGCACTACTCGACGCCAATGAACACCTGAAGCAGAACGTTATGTCATCGCTGGAGGTAATGCAACTACACACCTCGAACCTCGAAGCGCTCGACGCTATGCTAACCGGCAACCAGCTGCCAACGCTGAAGCGCACGGCCTCGGCAGTCATGCAGAAGGTCATGGATAAGCGCGAGGGAAGGTCAGAAGCAGGCATCAGCACCGGCTACTCATCCGTTGACAACGTACTGGGCTACCTCATGCCTTCAACCCTGAACATCATAGCCGCGCGACCTGCAATGGGCAAGACCGCGTTCAGCCTGTCGTTGGCCGTAAACATGGCGAAGGCTGGCAAACGCGTCCTGTTCCTGTCGCTTGAAATGAGCGACGAAGAGCTGGTCGTGCGCATGCTATCCCAACTGGCCGAAGTTCACAACACGATGATCCTCAAGACACCTGCCAGGCTGTCGGATCAGCAGGTCGATAAGCTTTTTAAGACCTGCGACGAAATAGCTAAGCTACCGATGACCGTAGTTGATGATGGCGACATGCGCATTGGTAAAATCAAAAGCTACATACAGCGCACCAACGCCGAGGTCGTGTTCGTCGACTACCTGCAGATCATAACGCCGTCAATACCTGCGCACATCGCTAACCAGAACCAGTTCTTCGAAGACCTAACCCGCGACCTGAAGATCATAGCCAAGGCACATAGGCTGCCGATGGTCGTGATGAGCCAGCTGTCGCGCGCCAATGAAAGCCGGGCTAACAAGAGGCCGATGCTTTCAGACCTACGCAGCAGCGGAGGCATAGAGCAGAACGCTGACACCGTCACCTTCCTCCATAGGCCGAAATACTACGACAAAGAGCTTGAGGATGACAGCACCGAGATCATAATCGCCAAGAACCGCAACGGCATGGTCGGTGAATGTAAACTGAAATTCATCGATATTTACACAACCTTCGCCGAGGTTCAATCGTTCTATCAGTACCCACGCAATCAGTTCTACCAATCCGAAGACAAAGATGGCATCCCATTCTGAAGCGAACCTGCAGAAAGCATGCTTCAAGCTATTCTGCAAACTCAAGCCGCGTGAATACGGCCTGCTCTACCTGAACCACAACAACGCCGCCAATGCAATACAGGGCGCAATCCTGAAAGGGATGGGCATGGTCGCAGGTGTTGCCGATATGACGTACCTAAGCAACCCGGTCACCTTCCTTGAGTTCAAGGTCGCTAAGGGCAGGCAGAGCGACGCGCAGAAGCAGTGGCAGCAGCTGGTAGAAAGCCACGGCTTCCGCTACGAAATAATCAGGTCGCAGGCGGAGTTCTGCCGCGCCGTAGGCATCGACTTAACCGGAGCATAAACCACCAACCAATGAACAGACAAAGGGAGTTCTACTACTACGCCGAACAGGTAACCAAGCGCACCGGCGTTGGCCTACGTCAAATGCAGAGCCAAGACCGTCACCGCGAAGTCGCCGAAGCGCGATACTGCCTCATGCACTTGATGCGCAGTAAGATGCAGATGACGCTGATGGAGATAGCCAAGCTGATGCGTCGCCATTATTCGACAGTACACCACGGCTTGGAGGTCATCTACATCCTGCAAGTAACCATGAACAAGTACACTTGGCTCAAAGAAATTAAGCGCTACGAACCACACAACATCAGACCAAGAGATACTATGTATATTTGCGACCAATGTGGAGGCACGCACGATCATACTAACGCTGTACACCAGCGGCAAGCTGCGGCAGATAGCGAGGCAGCTTGCTACGCCTGACCTTGCGCCGGACCTTGAACATGAACTCGTCATCCGACTCTATGAAAAGCCAGCCGATAAGATCGAAGCAATGCACGCTGGAGGCTACCTCAACTTCTACGTCGTGCGAATGGCTATCAACCTATACCGAAGTCGCAACTCTAAATTTCAACGCGACTTCAGACACAATGAACTGCGTGAAGAAATCGCCGATCAGCAGCTGGAGGCAGCTGATGAACCGTATGACGCAAGGCCTGATGCGATATTTAACCGGGCGCTCGAAGTCATGGATGGCTGGGCGAAAGCAGGTGCCTATCCCTACGACAAGCAGCTATTCCTCTTGTGGCTCGAACTGGGCAACAAGAAACTCATCGAGCGCCACACCAAGATACCTTGGCGATCAATTTCGTACACCATCAACAACTGCAAACAACGACTAAAACATGAACTTGGATCTGATTACTATCTTGCTTTTGGCCACTATGACTTCCTTGGCGATGAACCGCTATAACATCCTGCCATCGTGGTACTACCGCTATGCCAAATGCAAGCCGCTGACCTGCCTGACCTGCCTCGCCTTTTGGTGGGGGGTGGTCCTGACCATCGCAGCCTCCAGCCTCCCTTGGCTGCTTGCCATACCTGTCGGATTAAGCGCTGCCGGGTTGACGGTGCTGACCATTAAACTTTCCGAAAAATGACACTTGACGAAGCTATGCAGGTGCTTTCGGTGAAGCACAAACTGGACAACTACTATGCGTCGCAGACCATGTCGCTATCACCGGGCGAGGTGTCGATGTTGGAGAACGTCGCCAACGCCAACGGCTACGGACGGACGAACTGGTGGTGTGGATCATGCGCCGTTTCGCGGCTGCAGGAGATGATGGCAGACGCAATGGACGCACGCGCACGATTATCGACTGAATGATATTTATCAATATGCCACTACCTACACCACGCGAATCAGAAAGCAAGACCGACTTCATCCAGCGATGCATGGGCGATGACAAAACTGCCAGCGAGTTCCCAAGCCAGCAGCAGCGCTACCTCGTTTGCGCGAGGCAATGGGAGGCAGACCGCAGCGCCTTTGCTGACACCTACGCAGACTACGGCGAGGGTGTGCGCAACAACGCGAAGCGCGGCATCGAGCTTAATGAGCGCAATGGCAACAAGTGCGCGACGCAGACAGGCAAGGTCAGGGCGCAGCAACTGGCAAAAGGCGAGGGCATCAGCGTTGAAACGATCAAGCGAATGCACAGTTACCTGTCGAGGGCGGAAACGTACTACGACAACGCAGACAGTACCAGCGACTGCGGATACATCAGCTACCTGCTATGGGGAGGCAAGGCGGCGCTTGGCTGGAGCAGGAACAAGCTACGAGAATTAGGTGAACTAAACGAAGACTGACATGACGCGAAAAAAATCATTTTCTGAAATTATGAAAAATCGGGCAGCGTCCTACATCGCGAAGCACGGAACGAACTCGGGAGCGGTGAGCATGGGGAAGGAGGTGGCATCCAAGGGAGGCAAGATATCAGGAGAATCACGGCGGAAAGCTATTTTTGATTCAACTAAAACAAATTCAGTAGGTGCTAAATATCTTCGAGCATCAAGTTTTTTGCGATTGTATTTACAAATACATACAACAAGCACCCTTGAACAAATGGCGGATGCTTTGAATAATGCTGGTTTTGTAACGGCCACGGGTTCTGTTTTTCATGCTACGAGCGTTATTCGCTTAGCTAAGTGGTTCGATATAGATTTACCAAAAAACAAGCGGGGTAGAAAAAAAAAAAAGATACTGACATATGACACACCAACCCGACATCACAATCGAACAGGACGCGCGAGCATTGGACTGGCAGGATCGTGGACATTTGTTGACAAACCTGTCAAACGTCCTCGATTCGCTCGAAGACAGTACAGCACCCAACGCGATGCACGCCAAGGTCGCGGTCATAGAAAAGATCATTGACATCGTTACAAACATGGAGGCATGAATAAAGCAGGCAGACCACCGAGTTTTGAAACGCCTGACGAAATGTGGGAGGCGTTTTCCGACTATTGCAAGAAAGCGAAGGCAACACCTGTACTGGTTGAAGACTATGTTGGCGTCAAGGCCGATAAAGTGCATCGTGAGCGTGAGAACCCACTGACGTTTGAGGGCTTTCAAGTCTATTGCTATGAGCAGGGAATCGGCAAGAGCATCGACCAATACTTCACCAATCCGGATGGGAGATACGACAAATTTGTGGAAATCTGTACGCGCATCAAGACCACGATTCGCGCTGACCAAATCAGAGGCGGCATGACTGGCATCTACAATACGAGCATCACGCAGCGCCTTAACGGCTTGGCGGAGAAAACACACAACGAAGTCAAAATCGAGCAACCTCTCTTCAATGACTGACGCAATCACCGAAGCCGTTGTTGCCCAACTTAGGACAAGAGCGGAAAAGGGCAAGGA